CTTGTAACGCATGGCCAGGTCTAAACAGGATTCTGTTGTACTTTTCTCTTGGCGTTAAACCATCTACCGAAGTAGGTACATTAAAATCATCCCAATATGGTTCAATATTAAACTTAATTGCCATTTCTTATTCCTAAATTAAAATGCGATAACTAGTCTGATTGTTTCAATCTGATCTGAACCTCTACTTACTGGAGTTCTATTCTCAAGGAATAAAATATCTCCTGAATAATGATCAACAGTAGGATCAACAACAGCTGTTACATCTTGGCCACCTGTAGTAGCCGATGATAAACGAACTAAATCATTATCCGCATTGAATGTACCAAAACCAGTTGTTTCATTTTGTACATAATAGATAATACCATTCGTTGTATCGTGCTCTACCACAATGCCTTTAGATCCAGTGACTGTTCCTACGATCTCATCGTCTGGGGCAAATGAACCACCAGAAGCTACAATTGATTTGGTAACATTATAAGCATTAAATGCTGCAACATTACCAGTAGTAGAATCGACTGGATTCTTAACTAAAGATATTTGTCTAAAGTCGTTAGCACTTGGAATATCTCCATTCTCATTACCATTAAATACTTTATTAATTGCAATGTAATGAGTTCTTAATTCTTGTCTTGGGTCAGCACCAAAACCACCTTTAGGGCCAATCACTGGTCTAATAACTGCACCAGAACCAGCACCACCTGTGATAGTAACAGTAGCTTTAGTATAACCTGTTCCAGGACTAACAACAGTAACATCAGTTACATTACCATTACCATCTACTTCCGCAGTACAAATACAACCAATGCCATCACCTTCTACTTCAAGAACAGGAGCACTAGTATAACCAGAACCAATTTCTGAAACCTTAAAGTTATAAATTGCACCATCAATAGCATTTTCTTGTACAGACCATTGATTAAGTAATGCTGTATCAGAACCTGGATCAGGTTGAGTAGTTAAATATTGAACAGGAACAAATGATTGAGTAAGGAACTTAGTGCCAGTATCAACAGGAACTGTATATAAGTATTTCCAAATGTAACCATCATGACCTGTATTATCAATAATACCAGCAGTAGTTACACCTGCAAGGTCAGGATTTCTTGTACATACTCCACCACTCTTCAAGCAAATGAATACATTATTGTTATCTGAAATTACATGATATTCTTTTCCTTCGATGTTACTATCTCTATCATCATATTCTGCATATACAGTACCAGATACCCATAATGTTCTTGGTGTAGCATAAATAATATCATTGGCTTCCACCTTCTTCATTGCATACATACCTTCCCAAGTAGTATTGGCTGTATAATCATTTTCCTCAGGAATTGTTGGATTATTTTCATCAACTAATCCATTATCATCTAACCAAGGATTTGGTCGACCTAAACCTAAGTAATATGTGTCATTAGACATGCTGTCAACGAAGCGCTCAGTCGTATCTAATCTAAATTTGCTTGTAATAATTGCTGACATTTATGTCTCCTATGTTTCTTCTATAATACAGCCTAGCTGTGTATTTCCTATAGTTTTATTTATAACATCTTCAAAAGTTATATGAGCATAATCTTTATTCTTACGGAAGTTAACAAACTTCGTATTATCGAAATGATCCATAAATCCAAAAAGTTTTCGAACATCTGTATCGTATGTATATTCCTTTTCTACGTATGATCCATCATCATTAAATAACATTGGACCTGAGTAAACAGTATCGATGTAAATATTTCTTGGAAGACCGTTTAACTGGAATCCAGGTTGAACACTAGTATTTTTAGAATCCAATATGTTGATGAAGATAAGAATCTCACCGAAGAATATGAATCCTGCAGGATGTACTAATCTTGTGAATGCATTTTTCCAATCATCAATACTCTTACCAGTTCTTAACACATAAGAGAATTTCTGATAAAAGAATGAATCTTGAATATACTTCTTATCTGAAGAAAACCCATCAACAGTGGTAAATAATCCTGATTTATATACAGTAACTATATCACCTATTTGTAATTCATTATCAAATGTAATATAGTTTACCCATTCGTCATTAATTTCATCAACATAAAATCCACCTTTCCAAGTGGAATTATCTTGAAATACGTTATTAACAAATACTAAGTCATCATCAACTTTAAGTTTAAAACCAATTGAATCTTGACCCTCAATAATATTTGTAGGCGCACTAATAACAAATATATAAGCAGGAGTATGATTTAAAGGATTTGCCTTAATAGAATCTCTTTGATCATACCATTTACCATCAGAAGGTATTAACATATCTTCTTTAGGGAAATAAATTTCTACTTCATCATCATAAATCAATTTAAAGAATGACTTAATAGATTCTGGTGTTCCCCTTGACTTATAGAATTCAACTAGATGTCTGTAGAATACACGAGGAGAAGCAGCAAAGTTTCTTGGAATAGGTACACCAATCTCATTTTGGAGCTCTGTTAAAAGCTCCTCTTCAATCATATCAATATCACGTTGGTGATCTAATTGATTAAGATAAAAACCAGACTTATTCTTATGCTCTAAGTACAAAGCGTATACTTTAATAAACTCAATTAGCTCTGGATAACTAGTTGAGATATGTTCCGGAACTAGGTCATCTACAAACGATGATATATTAAAGAAATTCTCTGCCATTTTTAGTTACTCACTGTAGTATAATCAATACCAGCAGTTGTACCACCAATTACCATCGTATCAACTTCACCTAGTATTTTAGCAGTGTTATATGAAATAACAAGAAGCTCGTTTCTCATCGGTGAAATATCATTAGATGCTGGTTTAGTAATAATTTTTAATTCATCTGTTAAACCCACAACAGTATCAAGATTAAATCCTTCTAGTGTAATTTTACCAGTTAACACATCAACATAACCAACAGTGTGATTTAGAATCTTGTTATTATGGTTAATAATTTGAATAATATGTTTTGCTTCTTCTTCATTAAAATAATCTTTAAGAACACAAATTTCGTTATTATATGTAAACTCGGTTGAAGTCATATAATTTGTTGAAGCATGTAATTGAGCTAGTGGTTGGTTAAAATTAAATTCATAATATCTTTCTTCGCCTAATACTGGTGTGAATAACTTATGCATAGACACACGAGTAATATTAGATACTATAGCAATATTAGTGCCATCAATGTCTGAAGTTAAGTTTGAATTTCTAAACACGCCACCAAATGATTTTAAGTTATCTTCGTTATATTGGAATAATGTATCTCTAATCTGTTCTGATAAAGCAGCTTCTGTAGCATTAGATACATTCGGATTATACTTATAATATACTTCTAAATCAATGCGGGTATAGCTTGGATCAACAAGGATAGGAGTAATAGATACCACATTCTTTGGTTTAAGATGAACACCTACAATTTCTGCTTTTTGTTCAAGTGTTAATACATCACCGTCCAATGGTTTAATAGATACATATACTTTTCCATAATCAGGTGGAATATTATCTTCACCGCCCCATACAGTTAACGTATCAATATTACCATAAGAATTTTGAATAATGCCTTTATAGTCATCTGGAGTCACCGCCCTGTTTTGAGCAACGAAACCAAGAGGAGCATTAAACTTAATTGAATCTGTACTTTCAGCAATAGCTCCACCAACAGCATCTTGTGTAGTATTAAGTATTACATCCGTGTTGCCTCCAATTGAACCCGCTAAAGAAAATTGTGAAGCACCATTAATATCTTCAGGACCTACTGTAAGATAATTAACCTTAATGATATTACCCGGAGTTAGTCTACGTCCAATTACGCCATCACCAAACTTAATTTCATAAAAACCAGATCTTGACTCTTCTAAGAAATAAGCAGTCGATTCTGAATCAATATCGATAATATTTGGAATATTAGCAAATGTATCATATTTAGTAGATGTTTGACTTTCATATACTTCAACAATCATTGTATCGGTATTTACGTAATTGTCTTGAAGTAAGTAGTGTTCGTATCCAGTTTCATCATAAACATAAGAACGATTATTCAATTGTCCTTGCATTAACTTAACATCTTTAAAGACATACTTACCATCTGTATCTCTGATAGTAGTATGGGTAGATTCAGCAATGAGATTGTGTGTTACAGAATTAATCGTCGTAGTGAATTTAGTACCACGAGGCATTGATAGTGGAAGATAGTTACCTGCATCGTCTTGTACATTAATAGGATTAACAACTTCGATATCAACAATCGCTACTGATGGTTTAGTTGATCTTGGTGTATAACCAAGTAACTTAGCGTGTGATACAACCGATTGTCTTAGTTGGGCAGTATCGAGGAATGTTTCGTTAAGAGCAAAGTTAGCATTTACAGAGTTAATATGAGTGATATAAGACAATACATCAATCATTGTATTCATTGCAGAGCCTTCAAAGTTATAATCCTGGAATGCCCCAGGTTGCTCTTGCATGTATGATATTAGATTGCTCTTGAGTGTGTTAAAGTCTAGCTCACTCGCATTAATTCTTCTATTACTCATCGTATTCTCTCTAGTGTAGTCTCTACGTCTGTAACCGTATTAGTAGAAACAATTTGAATAGTTACTGTTATTCGAACATCATGTTTATCTGGATATGTTCTCACATTAACATTTAAAACCTTTACTCTTGGCTCATCATTTTTAATAGCATTCTCTACTTGAGATGCTATAGCAGCAGCTGTAATTGGTGTTATGTTCTCAAACAAGAATGATCTTAGATTAGCACCAAAATAAGGATTAAATGGTCGCTCGCCATGATTAGTTCTTAGTATATTAAACACACTTTGTTTAACAGCATTGATTCCTTTCTTCGTAGAGATGTCACCAGTATTCTGGTTCAACTTATAAACAAAGTCAACGTCTGAGTATTCATTCTGTCTTGCTATCTGTGCCATATATCTATTTATTCGTTTATGTAGATGTTCTCGCCGATTAATTGTATGTTCTTACCAGACTGTATTAGTATGTCATCAGCTGCTGTAATCTTCATTGCTTTACCTGCATCAATATTAATATCTTCTTCTGCTAGGATATGACAATGCTTCATCGTATGAATCTTAATTTCATCACCAGCTTCTACATTAATTCTCTTATCGATATTAATATTAGCACTTTGTTCTCCTTTTACTAAGATCTCCCCTTGCACATAAGCGTCTAAATTGCCACCAACAGATAGATTTACATTTTGAGAACATACAACATTTACTGACCCATATACTTCAATAGTATCATCACCGATAACAAGTTGGTAATTATCTCTTTCGATTCTTTCTACCTTTGTGCCATTAGATTGAATCTCGTAATATGTGCCCGAAGCATGTTTTTCTCTGATTCTTTCTGCACCTAAAGTATCATCATATTCTTTAAGATGTCCCCCTTCAGTTTCGTATACATGATTCTTTGGGTATTTAGGATTATATGTAGAATGAGGTTGATATACCCCCATTCTGCTGTTAAATTCCTTGTCCGGATCTTCTCCGCCTCTCGTTCTAATGTTGTTATCTGGATCCTGATTTTGTCGTGGAAATACCCCATCCGGATCACCAAAACCATTAGTCACTAAAGGAAATTCTTCTGCTGATACAGTAGGGAGAGACCCCATTACCATAAAATCTTGAATTTCTTTATCAAGGAATACTCCTACCACCCACGAACCTTGTACAAGATAAGATGTGTGTCCCAACCCAGATATACCAGGAGATGTAGTTGACCCCATTACAAGGGACCAAGGGAGATCCTCAGTAGGTACTTTATTCTTGTCCTTTGAATGAGCATTAATCACCCTCACTTTAACTCTTCCAAGTTTTCTAGGATCTAAAATATCTTCTACAACACCATAAAATAACTTCATATTATCTCCTCACCACTTCAATCTCTTGAAAATATTCATTATCATTAATTGTATGTATAATTTTAGACACAACATATACATTAGAATACTTCTTAGAAGGACGTTGTTTAATCTTACCAATGTTAAATTTTAATCTTAATAGATGACCAACACCCAATCCTGGAATAGCAGGCACACTATATAATGTAATTCTCTTATTGAATAATTCGGATGTGTTTGTTTTCATCACGCTCTGATTAACATAATCACCACTATTTAATAAAGGAGTTGCATCATCAAACATATCCAACCTGGTAGTCTTTTGAGATGAAGATGATTGAGCATGTATACCAAACTTCTCTACTAATATGTCAGAGTTAGATAGATCAGTATTTACTACATGACGACCATATATTCCATTTGCAATTTTATAATCTAAATTGTCATTATCTGAGTGAATGATGATCTTTTCTGGACGACCAATTGAATATACTTCTGATTTCTCATGAGTATCCATGGATTGATATGTAGGTTCTATAATATGTTTAATAGGGGCCCTTGCAATATGAGATAAAGGGGTTAATATAGATTTTCCTTGATCCACCAATCTTTGAAATAAGAAAAATGGACTCATTTCTTTATCGTACATTTGAGACATGATAGATCCAATCGCCTTACCTGGACTTATATTAGGAGCTATGTAATGTCCCGAAGTGTTTGAATGATCCATCACTTTAAGAGAACCCCTTCCAAATGCTTCATCATGGATTATTTTAATTATTTGTGTCGATAATCCTTTAAAGGATTTGGCCACTAAGGATGATGCATCTTGTAATTTCTTAACACTAGCTAAATCAATTTTATACGTTCTCTTGTTAGTATTAGTAGTAATATCCACTGATTGAACACCATTAATATAAAACTTTTGTTTAATTTCCTTTTTTACATATGTGAATTTTAGATAGATTGTAGTAGATGTGTCAATAGAATCGATGACATTAATACCATCTTCCATTTCTAAAGACGCTTGGAAATTACCGAAGATATCTTCGATTATCTTCAAGTCCTTAACCTGTTCGGTGATATCAAGGGCAGAGCTGTCTAAGAAGGCAGCTTCAATGACTAGATTATCTACTTTCATTACTTATTAAGCTCTGATTTAAACTCATCGATGAATGAATCAATCATTTCAGGTCTTATTGCCCTAACATATCTGTTTTGATCATTTAAGTATCCTTCATGATCTAGATTAGTAACTTTGTGGGTACCAGCAGTTCTGGGTGATGTAATATCCCCAGTAGAATCATCTACATGATAGGCAGGGGCATATGCCCTGCTTACAATTTCGGTTGCTGTAATAGTATCAGATGATTCTAGGCCGTATAAGTCCTCTCCCTCTTCTCTGAATTCACCAGAAATGAGTTTAATTACAATATATTTGTCATTAGTGTGTACAGCAAGTAACTTACCAATAGCACCGGATAGCACCCCTTGAATATATTCACCAACAACAAACTTACCAAGGAGATCATCAGTACAAGAACAAGCTAATGCTGCAAAGTCTGCATATTTAAAGATAGAGTATTCTAATAATTGTGCAGAGTTCTTTGGCCAATCATTCCATATGTTTTTAATATTTTCATTTATTACTACAAACGTCCAATAGTACTCTGGTGTATTGTATAATCTATGAGATAATTGATCAGGTCTTTCTCCATCTCTTACTTCAACAAAATTATAGAATGTTGATTTATCTAATAGCTTCGGAGAAGCAACTACAAGACTTGTTAAATTAACAATCTTATCTTGTACACCGTCTCCATTTAAATCGTATGACAATTGTTTAAAATTAGAAAAATATCCCATTATTAATACCCCTTCTCAACATCAGCTCGGTAAATAGGAACAATTTCTGTCAATTGAACATTGAAATCTATTTCTACTGGTTGATTGTTTTGTTTGAAAAAAGATGCGGCATTAGGGTTGTATGTAACACCAACATTAGTAATCTGTAAAGGAGGAAGAGCAGGGAATCCTGCAACACCATGGAACGTACATAATACTTGATCAGGAATGGTTAAGGTAATAGGACTTTTTCTATGTGCATGAGCTGCTGCTCTAAACGCCTTAATAATCTTAGTACAATCTTCTGATTCTTGTTTATTGTCTGGAAGGAATTTCCAATTAAAAGAAAAGGTTCTTAATTGAGTAGTCTTGTATTGCATATACTCATTTGGATTAAGTGCTTTACCCATTCGTCTTAACATTTCATCACCAACTACAGAACCAATACCATAACCAAGAGCACCAGATATCATATCACCTCCAGCCTTCGGAATCAGTTTACCAGCCATATAACCTACACCAGCCGCCACTTGTTCACCAGCAGCAGCTGCTCCTACATAAGCATCT